CCAGCCGAACTGATCCAGCGGGATGCCGTCCAGCGCCAGCTCATACGGCAGGTAGCGAAGGACTCCGGTGCGGTTCTCGAAGAACCAGAGCGGCACATAGCGCAGCTCAGCCGTGAGCGATGCGGACCCCGTGTCCGGGTTCACGTCCGGCTTCCAGATGATCTCATGGACCGCGAACTTGAAGCCCACCGACTCCATCATTTGCCGCACCATGAGCGCCACACCCCCCTGCTCATTCTGGTTGATCGCGGACGTGCAGGTCAGGTTGTCGTAGAACTCCTCCAGGGCCTCCTTGTGCGCGTCGGCTTCCGGCGTGTCGTCCATCTGCATGACCTCCCATTCGAGGCGCGACACGGCGAATATGCGCTTCGCCTCCACCGCGATTATCTGGTCGTCGCGCTCGCGGATGAATGACCAGTCGAGCGACAGCCATCGAAGGAAGCCCAGCTGCCACTGCTCGATGTCCTGCTCCAGCCGCCTCGGCGTGAGCCCGCGTATCGGGTTGAAGCGCGCAAGGAGGTACTGGATGATTCGCGCCGCGCTGACGACCGATTCATCGTGCTCCGGGCCCGCGACCTTGCCGGGGTATTCCAGCGTGTCCGCCGTGTCGTAGGGTGGCGGCGCAAGATCGATGTTCGTTGTCCGCTGCCCGCCGCCATAGGTCACGCGACCGATTGCCGCCGCCATGGACTGCATGGACGCAACGCCGCCGCCAGCTGCGAGTGCGGCCCATTGTCCCGGAGTGAACGGCGCGTAGGGGGGTGTACCCGCTGCCGCACTGGCGCTTGACTGCGGGGCTCGCAGCACACCCAGAGCGTCACCCACGGGTGGCGTCGCAGGGAGTGCCTTGCCCTTCAGGAAGCCGAAGAAGCCCTTGCCGGTCGATCCGCCTGTGCCTTTAAGGGTGGATTTAGCCATGGCGCTTTAGAACCCTAACCCCCTGCGATCCTCCCAGCCTGCGCGCACGCGGTTGGTGTCGTCGTAGGCAGGCTGCGTTTCCGTGTCGCCATCGCCACTCGCCTTTCCAACGCGGCTGGAAGCGAACGGCTGCCCCCGCGCACCGAGGCCAAAAACAGCCAGCGCGAGGGCGCACACGCAGTCGTCGTGCATGCCATCGGGCGCCGAGTAGCGGACGCCATGCGCCGTGTATTCGTATTCAAACGATTCCAATTCGTTTATCAGTACCTCCCCTGTCAATCCGATTTCCTTGTGCTGGATCGCGACCACCAGCCGTTCCATGAGCGCCTGCTTGCTCTTGGGCGAGAACAGATAGCCCTGAAAGTTGGTGCCCGGGGCCGCCTGCAAATCCTCAAGGATCGGATCTCCAACGCCCGTCGAATCCATGAGCGCGGATTTCCCATTGCTGGCGTTCACCATGGCGAATTTCGTGTCCCGCCAAGGCTTCTGAAAACGCTCCATGTGCACCATGTCGCCGCCGCGGTCGAGTGCGATGCCGACCGTCCAGTCCACTTTCCGCGCAACGTCCCACCCCCACGCCTGCACCGGGAATAGCGACATCTTCGGGATGTGGCATGCGCGTATCGCCTCGATGCCGAACGGGTTTCCCTCGTCGTCGGCGGGGTCCGCCTCGTAGAGCTGCTTGAACGCCTGCTCGGGCAGGACGCGGCGTGCGTCGTCAATTTCCTCCATGTCGAGGATCTTCGCCGACACGGCGTCCTTCCATGTGATCTTGTGGTATGCCGCGTTCGGCATGTCGCCGCTTTCCGCCTTGCGGCACATCTTGTAGAACCAGTTGCGCCGGCCCTTGACGTTGCCGATTATGCGGACGCGGCCGCGCGTCTTCGTGAGCGTGGTGCGAACCGCGATGAACGCCTCCTCACGCATGCGGCTAGCCTCATCCAGCACGACGGCGTGAACGTCCTCGCCGTAGAGGTTGTCCGGCTTCTCGCCGCTCTTGAAGAAAATGTGTGTGCCGTTCGGTAAGTCCACACGGAGCTCGCTCTCGTTCTTCTCGAACATCCCGGGCGGCATCCCGGCGATCATTCGGCGGAAGGCGACCGTCGCCACGGGGAACACGGGCGCGACCCACCAGTAGTTCCAGCCTGGCTGCCCGTGAGCCGCCTGATCCATGAGCCACACCAGGCACCCAGCCGTCTTGCCTGCCTTCGTCGTCGCCTCGATCAGTGAATAGCGCGCCGGGTCGTAGATGGCTGCGAACTGGACCGGGTAGAGGTCGGCGCCCTTGAACTCGATCCGCTCGAAGATCTGCGGCGAGTTCGGGTAATCATCCTGATACACGGGGGATGGCGGCTTCGTGCTCGGCGACCGCGCGTGAGGCCCGCATCGGATCGAACACGAATACGGTTTTCCGCTGGTCGATTGCGACGTTGGTTTCCGCGTGGTCGCCATACTTCTTAGGCGCCAGCTTTGACATGAGCCATTTGCGTGCGTCGATGCGCAGCTTGGCGCGGTCGATCATGTCGCCCTCAATCACCTTCACGCCGCCATCAGGATTGATCTCGCGGCGCGTGCCTACCTCGCAAACGTCGGCAAGCTCCTTGATCTCGTCAGCCCACGATTCCAGCTGCATTTCACGGGCGCGCGCGTACCGCCCCCACAGGCCGCGGATGTCCGCGATCAGCCAGCGGCGAAAACTCGTCTCAGGGATTCGCATGTCGGGTCCTCGGGTGCATGAACGAAGGGATGCGCCGCGGGCGACCTGCTCCAGGATGTCATTAATGGCCTCATCGTCCCATTCGCGCGGAAGGGGTTGCTCGATCGCGGGTTTTGTAGGAGCCATGTGACTATTCCCGTTCATGTGCTCGATGTGCCCGTTGCCGTTCGTTCCGTTCGCTGCATGTCCGCCATTCTCGCCGTGCATTCACGGATTCTACCGTCCGTTTTTTCGGTCGTGTCAAGAAAATTAGGGGAACTATATCTTTGACTCCCTTGGCTCGAATTTCTTTTGAAGAAATTTCAAGACCGCCTGTTGTTCATCGAAGCCTGCCTTCCTAATCTGAGAGAGAAGCCAAATGGTGCTAGGCTTTTCAGCGGTTACATTCTTAGCGCCTTGGTTGCATGTCGAACAAAGCGCCCGAAGATTCGATAACTCCTCTTTTCCGCCAAGGCTCTTATCTTTGATGTGACCTATATGCAGCCGAACTTTTCGATTTGTGGCCGGATCTATTTCACCGGGCGTCAGGCCGCACATCTGGCAAGTGAAGCCATTGCGGTCCAGTACCTGCGCCCTCAGCTTGGCAGAAATCCCGCGCTTGAAAGTAACTTGGGACGGTGCCGGAGGATTTCCGGCTAGAAGATATTGCCCAGGCTTTAAGGCTGCCGAGTCGTTATTGGTCAGAATTGGCCATCCCTCCTCGGCCTTAATCTCACGAACACGTCTAGCCCATTCACTAGTCTCCACAACTCCCTTGAGTTGTGTAGATGAAACCACAATTCCTATGTTTTCTAGGAAGAAAAGTTTTAGTCGCGCCTTTGCGCTCAACTTACGCATTTTTTCTCACCTTAATTGGCTCGCGTTCAATAAATGACAGATAGTGGATCAACTGCTCTCCTATAAGTTCGGTATAGGCTGGCGGGATGGATTCATTAATCTCCACTTTACCCATCCAGTTTATACCCATCGCATCGCGGGCTGCCGCAAGAGTGCAATTCCCTCCTCCTGTGACCTGAACGAAATCTTTCCATTCGTTGGTTTTCCCAAAATGAGATTTGCGGCGGTCGAAGGTGTGGACTTTGGGGTGTTTCTTGTGCGGGGGGGCGATGATCTCAAAATTCGCCTCAAATAATCGGTGCCTAAGCACGCGTAAGCCTGGGAACATCGTGCCGCAAAGCACAACCGGGTTAAGGAGGGGCGCTCCATCCACGTTTTCAATGATGTACGGCAACCCAGAACGAATAAGCATTTCCCTGACAGGTTCAATCAGTCTGGGCCATGCGTCGGCATTCGCGTTCCGTTTCGCCAAATCTGAATAAGACTGGCAGGGAGGTGATGCGTGAACGGCGTCGAACCCCGCAATGAAACTCGGGATAAGTGTTAATGCGTCGGCCTGTATGAACTGGAATGGATAATGGGGCTGCGGATTAATATCCACACCGACAACCTCGAATCCGGCACGGCTGTAACCCACCGCTGCCCCGCCAGCGCAACAAAATAGGTCAAGGAGTCTAGGTTTGCGCGAGGTCTTCATCAAAATCATCCCACTTCAGTTGCTTACCGCCTCCAAAGAGCGCGACAAAAAATTCAATAAAATCCTGCCTATTCTTGGCTATCTGCAAAAATCCCGTGATCTTGCTGATGTGATCCCGCAATTCCTCTTTTGCGTTTTCTTCTATGAATTGGTGCAGCTTTAACCATTCAGCATCCTTCCCGGATTCATCGGAATACTTCGCCCGTTTGGCTTTCAATTCAGATGGCAACCCGGAAAAAATCGGCTCGTATATAAAGCGATTAGTCCAACGGCCAACCCAACTCGGCTTGTTCTTGCTGGCATCGAACGAGTCCCCATATAGGCGAAGGAGGGAAATGTAGAACTCGTCCTTAAATGTCTTTTTCCACTTTTCAGGAATTGAAAGCAGGAGCGCATCGACCGGTCGAAGTTTCTTCCTGGCATTGCGGAACGCGATAATGAGCCGTAACCGAAATTCTCGGGTGGCAGCCGTAGTCCGGCTCAGGGTCAGCAAAAATGCTATTTGGTCGAAATTCAGCCATGCGAACTTTGGGGGGTTGCCTCCGGTTTTTGGCGCTCGCTTAGCAACTCCGGTTTCAAACCGGAGTTGCCCTAACTGGCTTAGTGGCTCCGTGTTTTTATTGATGAGATCGAAGAAGTTCTCATGCTGAACCCCGAAAAGCTTAGCGATTTCCCTTGAATCGACGTAAATCTCACTCCCCTGATTTACAGCGTGGTCAAATTCGTTCATGGGTCTTGGCCGATAAGCGAGGATTGTATCGGCTATCTTATCCAGAATTTCGAGGTTGGGGTTCACGCTGTTAGCTGCTTGTAGGTGAGCCGAAACCGAATTGAACGGCAAGCCGCAGGGCGATCGACTGCGTTTCTGATAAACGGTTTACCGTAATCGCCGCAAGCGTATTTTGGTGTTGCCTGGTTGAGTGAAACATGAATCATTCCAGCTTCGGCGTTTCCCCGCTATTCGTTTCCCAACCCATTTGCCGCAAGGTGAACGCCGCTCGTCAGTAGGCTTGCCGCGCCTAGCGCGGGGAAACCAGGTCGAAAGCGGGCGGCGATATTTTCCCATTACCGTCAGTGACTAAGCTCCCTTGGATAAAATTCTGGCCCTCAGACTGGCTAAGTGATGAGGCTTTGCGCCTCGTCTCACTGTCGGCCCGGGGTGTGTGGATCGACCTCCTTTGCCTCATGGCGAAGTCAGAGCGGACGGGATTCTTGCAGGTTAAGGGGGGGGTTAACGGGTGGGTTAACCCCACCCTTGAGCAGGTGGGTAAACTAGTGGGGTCAAGTGAGGCTGAAATTACACCTCTTTTGGGTGAGCTAAAACAGGCAGGAGTGTGTTCTTTGGAGGAAGGAACGGGCATTATTTTCAGTAGGCGAATGGTGCGTGATCATGCTGCCTATGAACAGGCTTGCGAATATGGAAAGAGGGGGGGTAATCCTCGCATTATTGGGGTTAAGGGTAGGGTTAAGGGTAGGGTTAACCTAAGCCGGCAACCCTCTCTAGCTTCTAGCATTAGCATCTTGCCTCTAGCTTCTGGATTGGATCCTGAGGCGCTGGCTATCTATGAGGCGTACCCGAGACGGGTGGCTCGAGCCCACGCACTCAAGGCGATCAAGGCAGCGTTGGCGAAGAAACCATCTGCGCACCTGCTGGATGCCACCAGGGCTTTTGCGTCCGCAACCGAGGGATGGCCCGCGGACCGCAGGCAATTCATTCCCTACCCGGCATCGTGGTTTAACTCCGAGTCCTACGATGACGACCGGACGGCGTGGGCTTACATCCCAAAGGACACAACTGTCCCTTGGCAGCGCCGCACCTCGACGGACGAGGATCATGCCAAGGGATTCTAACCATGAATGACGAACCTGAAGTACCCTTTGAGGCCCTCGAGCCCGCATGGGAGGCAATCGGCAGCCGAGTCTGCCCCGAGCCGGTCCCTATCGGCGCCCTGATTGCCCGCGCAGTCGATTCCGTGTGGCTGCATGGCCTTCCGGAGCCCGATCCAAGCAAACACCCCTACCAGGGCATTTGCCGCCAATGCGGGCAGGAACTGGATATCAAATGGACCCAAATTGCAAAGTGCACCGGGTGGTTCCCCGTCAATATTCACGTCGAGTGCCTGCCAGCCTATTGCGCGACGATCGGGCCGGCCGGCGAGCAGGCCGAACAGTGGAAGCGAATATGCCCGCCCGACTTCAGGACGCCATGGGACGGACAAAAAGGGAACGGGAAGCTGCTGTCCCGCGTACTTCAGTTTGACCCAAAGACTTGCAAGGGGCTGCTGATCCACGGACCAAGCGGAAGGGGCAAGACCCGCGTGGCGTGGCTGCTCGCGCGCCAACTCATGGAGGGCGGATTCAGCGTGACTTTTGTCGCGTCAATCGACCTGCCCGACGAGCCAACGAAGGAAATGATGCACGCTTCAATCCTCATCATCGACGACTTCGGCAACGACAGGATGCAGGCCAAGAGCGAGGCGATTGTGCTCAAGATCCTGCGCAACCGCACGGAGTGGCATCGTCCGACAATCGTGACGACGCAGTTTACAGGCGCACAACTTGAGGAGCGTTTCAGCGACGGGCACACTGCAAGGGCCGTGATCCGCCGCCTGCGCGAATACTGCGACGGGGTGCCCGCATGACCGCCGTTCGGATGCTGCCTACTCATCTGGCATCACCAACCAAAATAATCCTATGTTAAACATCGCCTACTGCACGGCTCGCAAAGAGCCCCACATCGAATGGTTCCTGTCCTCCCTCGCCAACGAGGCTGCCGGTGACTTCTCCCAGCTCAAGATCATCATCGTCGATTATTGGGCCAACCCCTTCGGCGGCACGAAACAGGCGCACGAGGAACGCCGCGCCTACATTTTCGACCGCGTTGACGATGCCGGAATCCCGCAGGAGGCCGTCAACTGGACCGCGCCCAAGAGCACGCCATGGCAGGGCAAGCAGCGCCAGACGCAGGGAGATTGGTTCAACGTGGCGAACAGCCGCAACACGGCGCTCTGCTACTGCGAGGACGGGCACGTCGCGTTCGTTGACGATCTAAGCGTTCTCATGCCGGGATGGCTCGGCTTCGCGGCGCAGGCTGCGATGATCCCGAAGACGATCACGCTCTGCCGCTACCAGAAAGTTCGGGACTTGATTGTGGAAAAGGGCGAAGTCAAATCCTTCACCCCGCAGGCCATGGATTCTCGGGCGAAGCACTTCCGCGACCTGACGCGGCCACACCTGAACGCGCCGTCGGACCTGCATTACGGCTACGTGATCGGACCCGTCCATGCCTACCTTGACGTGAATGGCTACGTCGAGACAGAGACGGCTGGGCTCGGATTCGAGGATGTGCCGACTGGCATCAATCTCGCCGAGAAGGGCTATGCCTTCCGCTACGATCCGCGCATGTTCACCCTCGAAAGCGAGGATGGGCATGACGACACGAAGTTTCACAAGGCGGATTACGGGGTGTCGCCGAACGATAAGAGCCACCTTATACTCCAAAGGTCTAAGACGGGAAACGGCTACGCGGCGAACGACTTTTGGAACGGCCAATCGCTGGCGGAATTGCGCGATCACGTCTTTGCGAAGGCGTCGAATCCATTCCCTGCCCCGCGACCGAACGTGCGCGAATGGTACTCAGGCATACTGCTTTCTCAATTGCATCAATATCCTGATGGATCAAAAGTTTTAAGAGCCCAATGAAATACACCAATTGTTTTGAAAAAGCACACGAAAACAGGTTAAATACATGACATGAAGCCTATTAAGATACAATTCAGGCGCGACGGCATAGATTTCCGCCAGATTCGCCGGGAAGGCAACGCGGCGGTCTACGAACTCAGTAAACCGATTTGGTCAACATGTAGGTATGAAACGGTCGTTATCCTACACCATAGCCCCCGCCGTATAGGCGAGGTCGAGATAGGTGCCTCCGAAGGGTACCCGTGTACCAACCAGTGGGGCAGGCTAGGATGGAGCTATCCCGATTTGGCGTGCGCTAAGGCCAAGCTTCAGGCGATTGCGGAAAAGCAGGCCCGAAAGGTGGCTTAAGCCGCCCATTTGCCTAATGGGCACCTACTGGTGGCCAAATAAGACGCCCCCTTCGTGCATCCGCAGGATTTATGCCCGCACTCGCCTAAACCCCAATTACCCTTAGGGTTCCACAAATCGCACCCGCGGCAGACCGCCTGACGGGCCTTCCGGGCGTCCCGAGGCGTGAATTTCGCGCCCGCCTTGACCCACCGCACCATGTCCCGCTTGAGGTGCGCGGCCTTGCTGAGAAGGCTCGGGTGATTTCGGGGGAGCGTGGGCGGCTGAACAAGCGACGGCACTCCCCCGCACGGCGCGACGGTCCCTATAACCTGGGTGCCCGGCTTGAACCAGACAACCCGCGCATTCTTAGTCTCTCCTTGGGGTTCCATATTAAATGGCCTGCACGGTGCATCCCGTCGCATGGACTTCCTCCCCCGACACGTTGGGGATCTGCTGATATTCCGATACGCCAGTCCCGGAGGGTGGTAGCGTCAATTCAAAAACCAATAGGCCGATGGGCGCCAAGGGGTCCGAGGTGCCATAAGCCCTCTGCGACAGTTGCACCGAGATTTGGTAGGTCCCCCCAGGAGTGCCGCTCATACTTACCTGGACCTGCGCAGCCCTGAATGCGAAGGTGCGCGAACCGGCCTCGGGCGCCTGCGTGACGGAATAATTGGTGCTGCAATCCGTGCCTGACCAAGGAATACCAATAAGCGCGAATGCGATTGCGTCAGCGGGCTCGTCCACGTCCGTAAGGTTGGAGGCGCTGCTCTGTGCCTGCATCTGGGCGGCACCGAAACCCCCTCCCCCGCTCTGCACGCAGGCGAAGGACTGAATGAGGGTGTGGCTCGTCTTGGTGAAGTCGTCCGTGGCCCCAATTCCCGAATCATTGACACTGATGGCCCCTGTTATGTCGGCCACGGGGCCGGTGGAAACTCCTGTAACGGCGCAAGACCCGCCGACCACAACCGCGGCGCCATTCGTAAAGGCGCGTGTCACCTTACCATAGGTATTCGCGCCCGAATACGAGGCGTCGGCCGAGCAGCTTATGATGGCACACCCGCCGCTATTGGGGCCGCCGATAGCACTCCAGCCCCCGCTTACCGTGAGGGTGCGGTAATAGAGCGGCGGGATGCTGGGATTGATGAACTCGGCATAGCCTACGAAAACAGCCTGCCCGTCCGCGCTCGAGCGCGACTGGCATATGATCGAGCAACCACCCGGGCAGTTGCAGCCCGACTGGTCCGCGCAGGGGCAGCATTGGCTTGCGCCCCCGGTGGATTCCGGAACCTGGACTGTTCCCAAGGTGGCCATTTATCCTGGGACACCGCCGCCCGGCGACTCACAATAGACGGCTATCGTGGATAATTGGCCTCCGTTGCAGATATTTATTGCGCACGTGGGGAGGTTCTTTCCAATCGCCGCCCCGCCGCCAGCCGCCTGAATCACTGAAGATCCGCTGCCCGCCACCTTGTTGAGAAGCTTCTGGGTTTCCGGGGAAATACCCTGCGGACAGCTGCCGCCCGACACACCCGGCGTGTTGACCGCCGACAATCCTGAAATGACGAGCGGCCGCCGCGCGGTCATGTTGACCAGATAAGCGAAGGTTTGAGGGGCCAAATGCTGCGGCGTGCCCACCTTGGCTGTCGTTTCACCGGTGTAGAGGTTCTCCGTCACCTCCTGAATCGTGCTCCTCATGGTCGCCCAAGGCGTCTGTCCGTTCGCCAAATTAAGCGCCTTTCCGGGACGAAGAATCCCACTACATTCCTGCTCATGGGTCGTTACCGATCCATCATAAAGCGGGGTGACAAGGTACACATAGTACTGCAACGCGAGCCCGATGGGCGGCGTTTCCGTGGTCGTACCTGTCAACTGTTGGAGGTCGATTGAGCCAATAAGACACCCCGGCTGCGCGTCCGCGTTGCCGCCCGCGTTGTCCTGCGTGATCGTCTGGACCTGCACAGGGTCTTGGCTGAGCGTCGCCGCACCCGTGTTCAGGACGCCGGTCGAGGGGTCAACACATCCGTTCGGAACGTTGACGTTGCAGCTCGCAATCCCGATATAATTGAAGCGGACGCCGGCCGGCACAAGGTCATCGCGCGGGACGAGCTCGAAAGACGACACGAGGTTTTCTAGGCTGAGGTCCAGCGTGACGGACGACAGCGCGGCGCGGTCATTCGCATTAAACGTGACCGATCCCGTCGAGTAGTTGAACCATGTCGCCCCCTGCGGCGTCCACTGCATGCAGCGGCGAATGACCGCGGCAAGCGTCAGATCGCGGGTCTCCTCAAACGGGACATTGATGAAGGCCGGCGCGATCCCGGGGCCTATGGGGATGCCGAGCAACGCGGCGTATTCGATGATGTTCGTTATCTGCTGTCCGGTCGTTATCGAAGCGCCCGTCACGGGGTCTTGGAACAGGACCACCTTGGTCATTTTCTCGCCCAGCAGCAGGCATGTCTGGGCCTGCTGCTGGTAGCATTGGCAGAGAACCTGCCAGAGCGTCGTCTTCAGCTTGAACCATGGGCCGCTGACGACGTAGCGGAAGCCCTCGCTCGCCGCGCTTCCGAAGGCCGTCATTTTCGTTACGGTGCCGACAAACCAGACGGTTTTCACGCCGCCCGCGTACTTGTTTATACTGATGCCGCAGCCATAGGGGAATAGTGGCGCGGAAAGCGCGCTTGTCTTTAGCTCGAAGGTGAAATCGTCGTCGTCCTGG